AAAAGAGAAGAAAGAAGAGACGATGGACACTGTGTCTGAGCATTCGATGGCGAGCGGCATGTCGGCGGCTGGAGGAGTTGCGATTATTCATCGCTATAACACCATAGCTGAGCAAGCAACTCATATTACGAAGGTTAAGCGTCCTGCATTGGTTGGCGCTGCTATTGGCATAACAGGAAATTTCGTCGAACGGGCTAGTGCCTGTTTGGAAGCTGGGGCTACTTTTCTTTGTTTAGATGTGGCCCACGGACATCACATCCTCATGAAAGAGGCACTCCGCCAGTTGCGCAAGAGTTTTGGACAACGCGTTCACTTGATGGCTGGTAACGTTGCCACTCTAGCCGGGATTAATGATCTTGCCGACTGGGGTGCCGATAGCGTACGCTGCAACATTGGAGGAGGTTCCATTTGCTCAACACGCATTCAGACTGGACACGGCATGCCTGGACTTCAAACGATTATGGAATGCGCTAAGACCGATCGAGAGGTAAAGATCATAGCAGATGGAGGTATTAAGAATTCCGGTGACATTGTTAAAGCCATGGCGGCCGGCGCGGATGCTGTTATGGTGGGATCATTGCTGGCCGGCACCACTGAAACGCCGGGAGAGGTATATTATGATCGCGATGGTGGACGGTGGAAGACTTATAGAGGGATGGCTTCCAAAGAGGCTCAAATTGATTGGCGAGGAAAATATTCATCCTTTGAGGGAGTTGCTAGTCGTGTTGCGCATCAAGGACCGGTAGCCAGCGTTCTAGAGGATTTAGAGAAAGGAATCCGATCAGGGTTCTCCTATAGCGGCGCGCGTAACCTCACAGAGCTTCAAGCTAAATCTATATTCATAGAGCAAACCGCAGCGGGATTAATAGAGAGCGGGGCTCATATCCGGAGTCGTGGTAGATAATGGAAATAGACTATGGTAAGCTGACCAAACGCGTAGTCTTCACGGAGAATGACCATCGCCATGCCAAGTTCTTAATTAAGCTTAAGCAAGACGGACTCACCCAGGCGGCATTTTTTCGGCAGATTCTAAGTGGATACGTGGAGGGTGATGAGCGTATCCAATCGTTCGTAGATCAACACAAGCCTCAATCTAAAAAGCACAAAAAGAAAGTTCGGCAGCGCAGAGAAGCGGGCCACGAAGCGATACTTGATCATGGATTCTCCGAAGAGCAGATAGAAGATTTATATGACCTAATAGCAGAGGAGCACCCAGAATTATGAAACCGCCGCAGCCCGGACTACTGACATGTAGTCAGATTTGTTTAGATAAACAAGTCGAGTGTCCAAATAAAGACTGTAAATATTGGATAGACTATAAAAAAGAGCAAAATTGTACACTAGTATCTATTTATGTTAACGGACCGATGACACTACGACAAGTGGGAGAACGCTTACACATTTCATTCGCCCGTGTTAAACAAATTGAATCGAAAGCTTTGAAGAAACTCAAATCTCTCATCGGCGGTGATACAAATTTGTTTTTTTAGGTCTTTAGTGGAACAAACCACTATTTATTTTTGAGTTAACGTAACTGTACTTTTAAGGAGAAAAACTAATGGCTCGCAAAACTTTATTAACCGAAGGCGAAATTCGTCAATTTATGAAACTCGCTAATTTATCCCCGGTCGCCAAAACACGACTGAACGAAATGGGAGCGTTAGGCGAACAGGACGACGAGCTAGATGTTGCGCTCGACGTTGAAGAAGAACCACTCGATGATGATGGAATGGAGGTAGATGCCGCCGAACTGGATGTCGAGGAAGAGCCAGCCGATGACATGATTTCTTTAGAAGACTTTGTTCAAGCGCTTGAGCAGGCAGTTGAAGATGTGACAGGACAACCCACAGACGCAGATCTTGAAGGAGGTGAGGAAGAAGATCTCGACATGATGGGCGGCGAAGATGACCTTGAAGTCGATGCACTTGAGGTAGGAGTCGATGAAGATCCACCTGGCGGAATGGATGTTTATGAGGAAGGCGGCCAATCTGCCGGCGATCAATCCGCGAGCCGCGCAGACTATATGCATCAACATGATAAAGATCCCGAAGAGGACGAAGAAGAGCGTAAGAAGTACGACAGAACTCATAAGGGACACGGCGATCGCAAAGGCGATCAAAGCGCAACTCGTTCTGACTTTAGCAGAAGCGCCAGGGATCGCATGAGAAGTCGCCATCGTCAGCGACCCGCGGGAACTGGGGGCTACGGACGCCAAGAGGAGAGTCTTGATAAAGATGCTCTCGTTGCGGAAGTGGCCAAGAGAGTTGCTGCCCGTCTCCAGCAAGAGACTAAGCGCGACACGATGGTGGATGACTTGACTGAGAGAATTTTTAAACGTCTTACCCAAAAATAATTTGACTTTCATAGAGTAAGATGATACAATAACCACTGGGAGCAATCCAAGTGGTTATTTTTTTAGGTGGTGTATGGAATACATTTTATATTTGCTAATTTTTATATTCGGATATTTTACTTGCAGGGCTGTTTACTTTCTTCGCTCATTAACAACAAGCATGGCATTGATTCGCTTATCGCAATTAGTGGCGCTTTCGATTTTTGCCAAAACATTGGAAGACATTCATTATGCACGAGTGGCTAAAATGGAAGGCATGCTAAAGAATAAAGAAAGCCAACACAATGTCCAAGCATTTGTATATCGTTTTGAGGACGAGATAGCTAGTTATAAGAGAAGGTGTATTAAAGATTTAATCGCTCTCCACCCGCAGATGTTCCAAGGAACTGTACAGTTTGATGATTGGAAGTCTGCCATGCAATTTTTGAACGATCACAGACCGGTCGTCGAACACATACTAAGAGGGGAACCCACAAATGATTAAGAAATTAAAAGAGGCTATTACCTCCATAGCAGGACCAGGGGAGGGTGAGCCAGACGTTATCTTGGTTCAGGCCCCAGGGCCTAAAGAACCTGAGTTACAGATGATTGGGCTTTTTGCCGAAGTGGTGGAAGAGAAGATAGCCGAAGTAGTACATGCGATGTTGTATCTTAATGAAGTCAACAAAGGGAAAAGTGCGAAAGCCAAGCAACCGATTGAATTTTATATTTCGACCTATGGCGGTTCGGCTGATGACATGTTTGCGCTTTATGATGTAATGAGATTAGTCCGCGAAGACACGGACATCAGCACTGTGGGTTTAGGAAAGGTAATGTCGGCCGGTGTACTGCTGCTAGCAGCTGGAACCAAGGGACAGCGGAAGGTAGCACGAAACTGTCGTATTATGATCCATTCGGTGATTGGTGGCAACCACGGCAGTCTGCATAATATGATAAATGAGATGGAGGCCATCGAACAACTCCAACAAATGTACTCAGATTGTTTAGTGTCGGAAACAAAAATCACGAAAACACAGCTTAAAAAAATGCTAGAACGTAAAGTAAATGTCTATTTATCAGCAGAAGAAGCGGTCGAATATGGAATCGCCGACATTATTGTATAAGGAATCCAATGTCAGATTTAACACAAATACTTAAAGAAGAATACTTTAAACAAATGCATAGCGTAGATATGGGTTCGTTAATTGAGATGATAGAAGATGTGATGGACTCAGTGGGGACCATCGTTCGGGAGGATGTTGCATCGGCGCCCAAGATGGATGATCGTGATGATGAAGCCACGCTGCGTATGCTTTTACGCATGATTCCTGATATCGAAGTGTCTGAAATCGGATGGTCTGATGTCCGGACGCGCGACGAAGATGTCGAAATTAAAGGCCCGCAGCGGCAGTTGTTGGAGAACTATCTCAGCAATATTAAAGGCGATGATTTTGCCGCGCGTATTGCCAGTGTCTCTAGTTTTTATGAAAATGGCGCGGGAATGATTGCCGAACAAGCCGGCGATGATCGCACCCAAAGAATTGTACAAGCTATTTCTTATCTTGTGTTTTATAAGACACTCACGAAAGTGGTCACTAACTTTAACGCATCGTCGGCAGGGTTTAGTTTCGAGTCTTTCCTCGCAGCATTGGTGGATGGCTATCAAATCCCCGCTGGCGGTAATACCATCGCAGATTATGTCGATCGTGCCGGTGATAAAGAGATCCCCGTCAGTCTTAAACTGTATCGCAAGGGTGGGCTTGAAGTGGGTGGCAGTTATACCGATTTGGTAAACGATCTAGTAAAGCCGCAGTTTTCTAGTTTCCCTGGGATGCGCTATGTTGTGTGTACAAAGAATCTCCAAGGTAAAGGCTTGGAACAAGAAGGAGCTATTCATTTTTATCAGTTCGATTTTGAATTAAGCAATGTCATGGATATTCTCCTTAATTCTAAATATCCCTATGTTATCAGAATTCACCAAGCGTCAATGGCAGCTATCGAAGCTGGTCAGCAAGTGGGCGCAGCCGAACTGCTGGATTTACCTGACGCGGCCCGA